CGGTAATTCAAAATTAACAGAAAAAGATGTTAAAGAAATACTAGATTTAGTTAAGTCAAAATTATTTTCTCAAAAATTTATTGCTACTCTTTATAATATTCGACAAGATCACGTTAGCCGTATCCAATCTGGCCAACGTTGGACAATTAATAATTAAAGGAAAAAATAGTGAGTCAAAATCGTGGTAATTCCACTGCATTTATTGAAGCAGAGCAGTATTCTGCCTTCATTCTGCAGAACTTGCATGACGGTATGTTGCCTAGCTCAATGTATCGTAACGTCTCGGACTTCGGTTCGGGCAACACCCTTCATATCAAAACCGTTGGTACTGTTACCATTCAAGACGGTGCTGAAGAAGTTCCTTTCGACTATACGCCAATCGAATCAGGCGAAGTTACTCTGACCATCACCGATTACGTTGGCGATGCTTGGTATGTAACCGACGAACTGCGTGAAGATGGCGCACAAGTTGAAGCTCTGATGTCGGCTCGTTCTTCGGAATCGACCCGTGCTATTCAAGAAACTTTTGAATCGCGCTTCCTGCGTAAGTGCAACACTTCGCAAACCAACGCTGCTGCCAATGCTGTTAACGGCTTTGCTCATCGTATCGCTTCGGCTGAGACCAACAACGTTCTGTCGCTGAACCACTTCATCAATATGAAGCTGGCATTCGACAAAGCTAACGTTCCTATGGCTGGCCGTGTTGCTATTATCGATCCAGTGGCTGCTGCTACTCTGGACAAGCTGGTTTCGCTGGCTCGTGATGTCACTCCATTTGGTCAGAAGATTCTGGAAAACGGTTTTGACCGTGATCACCAGTTCCTGATGAATCTGTATGGCTGGAACATCATCACTTCGAATCGTCTGCAAACCGGTACTTTCTCGGATGGCACGACTTCGGTGACCAACGGTGTTGCTAACGTGTTCATGAACATTGCTGATGACAACATCAAGCCAATCATGGCCGCATGGCGCCGTATGCCTAAAGTTGAAGGCGAGCGTAACAAAGACCTGCGCCGTGACGAGTTTGTCACTTCTTCGCGTTGGGGTATGGGTACGCAACGTGTTGACTCGCTGGGCATTCTGATCACCTCCGCAGTCAACTCTTAATAGAAAGAATATCATGGGTTTTAAAAATCAAGCTGGCCTCGGCGTCAGCAACTACTACGGTGCTCGTAACACCGGTGGTTCAGTTGGTATTGAAGATCAAGACGGTTCAGCTCTGGTACTGAGCGTTCAACTGACTGGTCAGTCCATCAATGATGGCTACCTGCCTCCAGTTGTTGTTCCAAAGGGCGCTTTGTTCCGTCGTGCAGCTCTTCGTGTTGATGAAGCATTTGTTATCGGTGGCACTAGCCCAACCGTTACCATTGGTTCTTTCGGCAGTGTTGGTACGAACTACATTGCACTGACTGAAGCTGAGCTGGAGAACGTAGGTTCTAAAGTTCCAGCATCGACTGGTGCCGGCACTTGGGCTGTTGCTTCGTCAACTGGCCTGACCGCTGCAGCTAAAGCTGCTCTGGCTCTTGGTGGTACTTCCCCTACGGTTGATGCAACTGTTGGTAAAGCCACTCTGATTCTTGAGTTCTTTAACAAAGCTAAGGCTTAATAAGTAATTTCCTAAAGGGGTGAGGCATAAAAACCTCATCCCTTTTTTTATTTGAGGATTGAAATGACGATTCAACACAAGGACATTACTGGAATTAATGTTCACGAGCCTAAAGGAATTGACGTAGCCGCAGCTAAGCTGGTGTATGTCTCTAGCGGTTCTGGTTCAGGAACTTGGAAGCTAATTGGTTCTGATAACCTTCTTGGGCTCACCGGAGATGGTGGCATTTCCAATAAGAAGCTTCTAACTAACGGCACTAACGGATTTACTCTTGCATTTGATTCCGCATACGGATCAATGGCAATTACCAATAATAACACTGGGTTTGCTATTGCCGCTGCAATTGATCCTACCCTTACCGCTACTCAGGGATATACTGTTATAACAGGCACAGGAGCCCCTTGGTTGGCTTCAAATGTAGACGGTATAGCTTTCAGTGTAGATCGGCTTACTGCTCCCGTAGCTGGCGTCTATGCCCTTCAAGCAACTCTCAACATCTCTCAGTTCCCTACTGCTCTAGGCAAGTTTAGCGTTAAGTACCTTGTCAATGGCTCTTCTTTCGGCACACGTAAAGTAGCTAAAAGCGTTAACCATCTTGGAGAACAAGGATTTCTCTCTATTAACGAAACGGTTAGCCTTTCTGCAACAGACTATGTACAGATTGTTATTGCTTCCAGCACTACAGGTGATGTAATTATAAACGATGCTGTAGTAAACCTTACACTAATCGAACAATTGGCCTAATATGAAACTCTCTTTGCTTGAGATGGTTCAAGACATTCTTAATGATCTTGATTCAGATAAAGTTAACAGCATTGATGATACCGTAGAATCTGAACAAGTTTCTCAAATTATCAAGACCTGTTACTACGAATGGATGTCCAATCGTAATTGGCCTCATCAACGCAAGCTTATGCAGTTTGATGTTGTTGGCGCCCTAGACAAACCTAATTATATTATTACCCCTGAGAATGTAAAAGAAACAGAGGGCTTTAGTTACGACAAGCGTAAGACAAGCACAGGCAGTGTTCGATACGAAGAAGTAAAGTATAAAGAGCCAGATGATTTCTTACGGTTTATCTCCACTCGTAATGGAGAAGATATTAATGTTCAAACAGTAGTGGACTATAGTGGAGTTTCTCTTCTCATTCGTAATGACGTAGCTCCTACTTATTGGACTTCGTTTGATGACAATTATATTATTACGGATTCCTATGATGGAGGACTAGATAGTACAATTAAGAAAAGCAAAACTCAGTTCATCGCATACGTAATGGAAGACTGGATTCATGAGGATTCCGCTGTTCCTTCCCTTCCTTCAGAAGCTTTCTCAGGATTCCTAGAAGAAGCTAAAAGCACTGCCTTCTTTGTATTGAAGCAGATGGCTAATCAGAAAGCTGAACAGAAGGCCGGAAGACAGCAACGCTGGCTCTCCCGTAAAGCTTGGCGCACTGCTGGTGGAGTACGTTATGAAGACTATGGCCGTAAAGGACGTCGATGATTAGAGAATACAAAGGCTTTCATATTAAGCCTCATAAAGAGTTTCCGCTTAGCTACATTGTAGTTACTGCAGGAAAAGGCGGGAAGATTCCAGAAGTTTTGACTAGTCATTATACAACGCCTACATACGCAAAAGAAGAAATTGATAAGTATCTAGCCACTAAACCTGTCGTAGAATCTAAACCAGTTTTAGAGCCTCTAGAACAAACTCCTAAGAAGGAAGTACCCAATGCCAAAGAAGGGATCAAGGGTTGAAATAAACACCTTTATTCAGGGCCTCATTACCGAAGCAAGTCCGTTAAACTTTCCGGCTAATGCTTCCTTGGATGAAGATAATTTTGAATTAAACAGAGACGGAACTAGAGATCGTAGGCTTGGTATGGACTTTGAGCCTAACTTTAGTTTAATCGATATTGCTGAAACAACCTCTAGTGTTTCTACTGCAGCATTAAATACTTTTAAATGGTATTCAGTTAATGGCCTTACTTCTAAAGAGTTCTTAGTTGCTCAAGTAAATCGTAAGATTTTCTTCTTTGATCTTGAAAGAACAGTTCTTTCTGACGAGGGCTATAAGGGAACAGTTACTCTTAGCTCTCTTCCAGAGAATGTTAGATATTCCTTTGCAGCACTGGAGGGAAAGCTGGTTGTAGCAGCAGGTACTGCAGACATTGCAGTTGTAGCCTATGATGAAATATTAGAAACTTTTAGTGCTTCTTATAGCAGGCTGACCACTAGAGATTCTTGGGGTGTTCAGGTTCCAAGCTCTAGCTACGAAACAGATGTTTCATTTAGGGGCACAAGCCTTCCTATTGAGCATCGCTATAATCTTCAGAACCAGTCTTGGGGAATTCCTAGAAAGAATAAAGCAGGAACACTAGTTAATCCAGTAACTCAATATTTTACTGACTTAGCCGTTTATCCTAGCAATTCTGAAGTAGTGTGGACTGGTTTGCAATATCAGCCTATTGTAGGGGCTGCTGATCCATTTGAGCGTATGTATACTAATTTGTATACTGAGGTCTTGGGCTCTAGCCTAAAGGCTGCAAAAGGGTATTTTGTTATTGATGCGTTAGCTCGAGGAACTTCTAGACAAGCAGTGTATGCTGCAAACTCTACTAAGTATCCTGCTTTAGGAACTACTACTGCAGCACTCCCTGACGACACAACTCCCGGCGGAGCTACCTGTCTTACCTCTTTTGCTGGACGAGTGTTCTATGCTGGATTTAGCGGAGCAGTGGAAGACGGAGATAGCAGAAGCCCTGTTCTTTCCGATCACGTAATGTTCTCTAAACTAGTTCGTTCACCTGAAGATATTACCAAATGTTATTCTGATGGCGATCCTACTTCACGAGAAAGCAATGACCTAGTTGATACAGATGGTGGATTTATTCGTATATCTGGAGCCAATGGAATTGTTTCTCTTCAGAATATAGAAACCCATTTGTTAGTATTCGCTACTAATGGTGTATGGTCTATCTCTGGCGGTTCTGACTTTGGCTTCTCAGCAACAAATTACAAAGTAAGTCGAGTCTCTGTATTCGGTTCTTTGTCAGACAGCTCGGTAGTTAGAGAAGGCGGAAGAATCTTTTATTGGGCAGAAGATGGTATTTATGTTATTGCTAAAAATCAATACGGAGAATTGTCTGTAGAGAGTCTTACCAAAACAACCATTCAAACTTTGTATGAGAACATTCCAACAGCTTCTAAAACAAAAGCTATTGGTACATACGATATGTTTACTAAAAAGCTTAGATGGATATATAAAGAAGGAGCATTGTTTACTCCTGCTTCTGTAACCAGAGAGCTAATTTTTGATTTGTCTCTTAATGCTTTCTATACGAGTACTATTAAGAGGGCTCCCGGAAATGTAATTGAAGTTATGGGTGTATTTCCTTCAGCAGCCTTTAATACTGGAAGTGCCTTTGAGCCTGTGTTCGTAGGAACAGACGCAGTGTTGGTAGGAACCGAGCAAGTTGGCTTCTCTTCTGACATTCGTAAATCAGGAATTCAATCTCTTCGTTATCTGACTTTCCAATCGGTTGGTTCAGATGTTAATATCACATTTGCTTATTACCAAGATTCTACATTCGTAGATTGGTATTCCTTAGACAATGTCGGTGTTGATGCTAAAGCCTTTTTGGTTACTGGTTCTCAAACTGCAGGAGATTCTGCAATAGAGAAACAAATCCCATACTTGATTATGCACTTTAGGCGTACAGAAATTAATGTGGTAGATTTTATCCCTGAACGACAGTCTTCTTGCTTTGCAAGATCACAATGGAACTGGGCGGATTCTGCTGTTTCTGGCAAATGGAGTCCTTTGTTCCAAGCCTATCGTTATCGTCAACCTAGATTTGTTACAGGTCCAAATGATGATTATGATAATGGATATGAGACAGTGGTTACTAAAAACAAGATGCGTGGACGAGGAAAAGCTTTTGCATTGTACTTGGAAACAGAAGCAGGAAAAGATTGTAGAATCCTTGGATGGAGCTTAACACTGAATGCCAATACAACCACGTAAGCAAGTATACTATCAAGATAAAGATTTTATTCTAGAGACAGAAGAAATAGACAGCTTTATTTTTTTACATTGTATTGTTAGTAAATGGACTCCCTCTTCCCTACGAAGAGGGTATTCTATATTTGCAAAGCTTAGGAATGAAGCAGAGAGTAAGAATAAGACATTGGGAACAATTACCCCTAATCCAAATTTTGTTAAATTGTTTGGAGGAACTGTAATTTTTTCCTTCCTGCACAGTGATGATTTAAATTATAAGGTAATAATATGGGACTAGAGGTAATTATAGCTGCAGCAGCTTTTACAGTAAGCGCGGCTTCTTACGTAGAGCAAAAAGAAGCAGCAAGCGATGCACGAGAGGCACAAGGGAAAGCACAGAGCGAACAGAAAGCTCTTTCAGCATCTTCTGGTGCTGCTGAGCGTAGACAGCAAATTAGAGAAGAACGAGTTCGTCGTTCACGAATCATGCAAGCTTCTCAGAATACAGGAACAAGTGGAAGCTCTGGAGAGTTTGGGGCAATAGGTAGCCTATCTAC